GTTCCGCGAAGTGCGGTGATGACCAATACCGTGGTCGCCGATCAGATCATGAATCTGCTCGACCTCCTCGCTAGTGGCGGTCTTTCAACCCTGGCCTCTACGGCCAACATCGATGCACTTCTTCGAGGTGAGAGTTGATCTCATTCCAAGTCACTGAACGTGACCTCTGGTATGAGTTCTACTATCCCCTAGGAGAACTGTACACAACGGTGGACAATGAAGTCATTCCGTTGATCGTCGTGAGAATTCATGGTGGGCGCCTGGATGGGCTCCCACATGGACCCCACGAAAAGCCAGGCGGAATTCTACTTCCACCTTCACTACCAGCTGATCGCTAGCGATCCGCTCGGCACCACCTCACGCAAGAACTTGCAGAAGGACCTTGAAGTTTTCACTTCAAGATTCAACTGCGAAGGGCTCTCGTTCCTGACCAAGACTCTTCCTAAGCTTGGGAAGGCTCTTGATCTTGGACTTGCGAACCTGAGGTTCAAGTTGCCAAGAGAGTTTAAACACTCTCATGACAACCGAAGTGTCCCTGCATTTCTGCAAGGATACTTCAACCTCATTTTCGGTGAGGATGGGATGCTCCTGGAGGAAGCCCCTGTCGAAGCTGTTAAACATCTTCGTCAGGTTCTCTTCTTCGCGTACAAACTCGAGCTGCCGTACGACCGTACTACGGAGCGGGCAGTTATAACCCGCTTCAAGGAGGTCGATAGTGCCCTCGCGTTTGCAGATCTTGGAAGCGTCGAAGACATTCTTCGTATCGCATCCGAGATTACTGGCGATATCTTTCGGGACTTTGATCCGATGGATATCACTCCGCGACATGGTCCAGGGGCGGTGGCAACTGGGGAGAGATTGGAAGAAAAGTGGGAATTCTCCCGCCTCTATTCCAAAATCCACTCAGTTTACCCCTACTACCAATATTACATTGGTGGATGGGGTCGTGAACTGCTCGACCGAAGGAACTGGTACTTCTCCATGCAGCGCCTCGAAAGCGGCACTGCTAAAGTCGTACTTGTTCCCAAGGACTCACGTGGACCGCGACTTATCTCTGCTGAACCATTGGAATACCAATGGATCCAACAGGGTTTGGGTCGGGCGTTGTCACGTCACCTCGAATACGTTAACACGTATACGAAGTTTCGTGTCAATTTCACGAGTCAAGAGATTAATCGTCGTCTTGCTCTTACTAGTTCGACTAGCAAGAGTTTTGCGACCATTGATCTCAAAGACGCGTCGGACCGAGTCTCTCTCGGATTGGTTCGAAGAGTTTTTAAT